AGATTAAACCATTTTCAAGATAATTTAACTCTTCTTTATCAAGGTCATCTTTATAAAGATGTTTAATCTCATTCCAAGTTCTTATTCGTTTGAGTACAGCACCATCATAATCTTCAACAAAAGGATTACTATTTGAAATAGGATATACAACTCTTGGATCAAGTACTTCTATATGTAAACTATTAGATACAACAGAACGATAAGTATAAAACTCTTCACAAGCCCACCAATAAAAGAAAGCTTGAACTCGTTTCATATCAAAATTATTAGCAACATAAATAGTTTGCAATAACTTCTGAGCATTGATTGCTCTATCGTCAACCCACTCTGCAATCTTAGTTTTATAAAGCTTTTCAAAATCAGGTATATCTGTAGAAGCAGCAGCCTGTTTACGTTGATCTTCTGGAATATCTTGCATCTTCTCAATAAAATCACCGATAATCTGTTTGCATTGATCCATGATTTCAGCATTTACTTCTGTATCTCGTTTGATAGAAGTAAAGTCATCGTTAGTTGTTACTTGCCAAATATAAGGAAGTTCAATGTATTCTCCAAGGTTCTTTTCACGAATAACGTTAATGGTATCTACCTCTCTTAAAGTACCTGGAAATTTAAAAGATTCTCCAGTTTCAGCTACAAGTGGACTAGTAAGATAATTAAGACTAGCTGTATCAACTATACCATTAGCAGCATTTAAGTTATCTTCAAGAGTTTGTCCATCACGTAATGAAAGAGCTTTATTAATAAGATAATCACAAGTTGCTTTATAAAACTCAGGTTTAGTTTTAGCACTAACTGAGCACTTTTGATCTGGCAATTGTATAGACATATTATATGGTATTATTAGTTTTGATATAAACGGATAGAACCCAGTGCAGTCTTACCACCCGCTCTAACGTTTGGCTTCATCTGTTTCGTAATGTAAGCAAGTCTTACAAAAGTAATTAAACGATAAGCGGATATTCTATCAAAGTTACCAGTTGAATTAAACGTTTGAAGTTCAACAAGTGTAGGTAAATCATAAATATATTGAAATAGATATTTAACACCTTCTTCTGTAGTATTAATTGGAGTATATAGTAGATTCTTTAGATTGATAATTGCTTCTACAGCTCTACCACCACCTCCAATATTTATACCATAATCACTTGGTCCTTGAACATTTATCTTCTCATTAATAGAAGCCATTGGATTCTTGATAAGTCTATGGGTGATACTCCAACGTTTAAAATCTGCAACAACGTTTCCTCGATCTGTCTCAGGACATACTTTAGCATTGTAATACATAGCAGCATCTCTTGAACGTCTTGAAGAGCTTTCTAACTCTTCATCTCTACCAACATAAATAGCTAATGGTATATCAGCTGGAACACCCAATAGATTAGGATATGCAAACACATAAATACTAGATAAAGAGTTCTTTGTAGTAATCTCTTTAATAGTTTTATCTTTACCTATTGGGTCAACTAGAACATAATAAAGATCATCAGGTATAGAACCATTAACTTTAATAGGTTCATGATAAATACGCCAACATCCACGAATATCGTCACCAGTTTTAAAAGGAACATTTACCACAAATGGATGAGTTTCTGTACCATCTTCCTTTAGTTGAGTATTAGTTTTGAAGATAACCTTACTATCACTATTTATAAAATCACCTTCTCTACGTGCAATAGTAGAATCAATAGATGTTACATATTTAACATGATTATTTAGTTCAGGACTAGAGAAGATATTCTCACCCGTAGCATTAAAAGCTTCAGACGGAGAATTTGCCCTCTGGCTACAAAAGACAATATAAGCATCAATAGGTAACGACTTCTCCGCATCTTTCTTCTTTTGTTCATCAATAAGATACGAGAGAGTAAGATAACTATTTCCATATGTATCCATATGAGGCTGATAACATAATATTTGAGGATGAAAATACCCGCATGTAGTATGCCGAGCATTAATGTCCCATACATTTTCAAGAGGAAGCGCACCATAAGCATTAGGGTTATACATTATATATTTAAAGTCAGCCCAATTAGCACCTTTTGTACCACCAGTTCCATACCAGTCCATACGTGCTACTTTTTCATCACCTGCTTCAGTAGCAGACATAGTTACGTTATTTGTTTCTAAAAGATTTGGAAATACCCCAGCTTCTTCAATTGTTATTTCAATTGCATCTTTACCAACTAACGCTGAGGTATTCCCATTACATGTAGCACTAATAACTTTAGAACGCCATCCAAACTTCTTATTCCCTGTAGTAGACTTTTTATAACCAAGTTCTATACCTTTTAAATCCTCAGATAAATAACCTCGTTTCCAATTGGTATGATTCTCTAACCAGTCAAGGTTAGTTTTAATCATATCTGAGGTTGCTCCAGGATCAGTAAGATATTTATCATTACCTGCTGCAAGAAGAACTGTTACGTTAGGATTTAAATTAACAGTATTAGCACCTTGTGAACCCTTTTTATAAGAATAACCTTTACGACGTGATTTACCTTTGCAAAGATTATAATCATTTATAGTTACAAACTCATCTACTTTAAAAGTCCAATAATCACCATCCATAAACACTGGAAAACCTTGAATCTTCTTCTGTTTAACTTCACCTCGTTTTGCAGCATTGGCTTTCTCTTCATCATTCATTAATCGAAGAATACGAGAATAGTTGAGGTAATGATAATGATCTCCAGAGATATGAAGAGGTTGACATAAGGCTCGTCGTTCATCATCAGTAGTACAAGCATTATAAGCAGGAATAAGATCTCTTCGAAGTTTACCTAAAATAGTCATACCTTTGCGACGACGATTTATCTCTTTTTTCCAAAAATCTTTATATTCAAGGCTACCTTTTTTAGCAAGAGTATATTTACCGTGTTGTTCAAAGAATAAAGCAGTTCTTGAAAACACTTCGGTGTTAACAAATACGAAATCCCAATTAAGAAGAATACCAGTAGAATCTCCTATAAGGAAATCATCATCTGGGTCTTTAAACTTAGTATTAGCTTTTGTATACTTTGATTTATCTTCAAATACATAATCAAGAAAACAATTAAGTTTAGGAATATGATTATAGACTTCAAAATGTATTTTATTATAAGACATATCTTTATTGTTATTTTCACACGTTCGACCCTTACCCAAGGGAGGGGAGAAATGGTTCCTTATGAGTTGATAACCCGTTTCTCAATCTACTTCTTAACACTTATCTTTAGTATTAAACCAATCAACAACTTCACTAAATAAATACTCCATATAATAAGCTCGTATCTCACCGGTTATATCTTCGTTTATTATAGAACCAAGTCGATCTAACACATGAGATATTTCATGGATTAAAGTAGGTAGGTCTTTAGAGATAAGACCACAAACTATTATACGACGATTAGAATCATCGGTACATATCAATTCTACATCTTGAACAAAAGGAGTTGAAATAGTTTGAAAAGGAACAGTATAATCATTGACACAGGTGTCGAGTAGATAATCTGTTATTTCTTTGTAGGTATCACAAAGGAATAAACCGAACAACAAACTCAGTTGGAACAAGTCGAATATCAAATAAATTAGATGTTTTTATACAGGCTTCCATAAATAGTTGAATTAATATACAACACCTTCATCCTCAATTAAACCTTTATCTATATCATTATCAGGATTCATAGAATCTTCTATTTCAGCTTTACCTCGAAGTTTCTCAGTAGCTTTACCGTCTTCTTCATCAAGTTTAGCAAGCATCTTTTTAGCTTCTTCTATCTGTTTAGGAATAGCTATTGCTAACTCTATTAATTGCTTTTGAAACTTAATCATAGCATCAACTGTTGCAGTATCAAATGTTTCATTGATTAATAGGTTTGCATCTATAGACTTTTGGATACGATCAATAACATCATTTGACATACCTAATGCCCGAAGGATATTAAAGGTTGTTTTCTTAGTTACTGACCAATGTTCTTCTTTATAAAGATTCATTAGAGCAACCATATCTACATCAGGCTTATAATCATTAGGAAGTTCAGATTGTTTAAGAGCATAATCATGAGTATCTGCTACAGATAACCCGTGTTGGTATGGATAAGCTCGATGATCACAAGTAAAATATACATATTTAAACTCTTTAAAATTGTATAATTTCTTACGTCCATCTGCATCACCTGTACAAGCAACAACTCTACGTAAAATCTTCAATGCCTCAGGATAGAGAGCAATCTCATTTTTAGCAAGTTCTATATCTGTTCCAGTAAATTTAAAAAACTCCATAAGATTAGGGATAAAATAAGCAAAGGTGCCATTTGTAACTAGCACCTTTGTTATGATTATTCGAGTGTTGGAATTAGAGCTTTTAAAGTTGCAGCAATAACAGTTGCAAGCTCTTTCTGATTAGCTAGATATTTAGATAGATCAGACTCATTTGAAATAAAACATACTTCAATAAGAATGTTATTGAGAACAGGTGTCATAAACATAAGACGACCTCTAGCAGAATCTGCCTCTGTCTTTACACCTCTGTTGTGAATCTCTAAAACTTCTGAAATAGCAGATACTAAATGTGATGCTATTACCATTTCAGTATGTGAGTATTTTAAAGGTACTAATACTTCACAACCAGTTGCGTTTGGTGCCGACGCGTTGAAATGAATATCAATCGCAATATCCTTTTCTCCAAGAGTTCCAATACGTAACAGATCATCAATTGTTCCAACTGTTTCTTTAGTTACGGTGTTATCGTTATCTACAATAACTTTTACCTCTTGATCTCGAAGTGCTGTTGCAAGAAGCTTACGAAAGCCAGTTGTAAGCTTTCCTTCTGAATAAACTTTACCGTCATGTTCACAAGATTGAGCACCTTGGTCACGATTGACGGTATCAGAATGTCCAGCAGATAGAAAAATAGTTCTCATATTATTTGAGTTTTAAGTGAATAAAGAACACAAGATATAAGGGCTTATAAGAACAATTTCGTTTGTTGATTAAGAGTTAGGGTAGAGTAATGATGTTTAAACATAGCAATACACTCATTTCTAAATACTGGAAGAACTATTTCATCAACTTGTTCTAAACCGTCAACTGGATTAGGAACATCACGAATTTGATAAAGTAATCCACCTTTATAGTTAAGACCGAAACACTCTAACATAGTAGCATATCCACTAATTTGAATAGTATAATGATTTCCAACACTATCTGCAAGATGTGATAAAGGAGCTTTCATAAGCTTATTAGTAAGGATATATTTATCAGTTAAATTACCTTCCATATCCTTTTCATAATAACCTGATTCAAAACGAATATTAGCACGATTAGTCTTCCAGTCAATAATAACACAATCGTTACCTTTTACAAGTAACAAGTCTATCAAACCGGATACTAAAAACTCTACGTTGTAAACACCTATTTCAGCATATATTCTCCAACCAGCTTGAACAAACGCAAGAATAGTTGCATATATCTTAGGATATTTAACATTTATACCAGTTGAAATAAACACGTCTATATCAATCTGACCAAACGAATGATCTTTAAGAATATCAGCAACAGTACAAAGACGCTTTCCGGTATAAATACCTTTAACTGATAAAAAGCGATTACTCTTCTTAACAGCTTGTTCTAAATAGTTATGTTTAAAAGTACCATTCTCACAAGCATCATCTCTAGTTTTATCCCAAGACAGAAGAATCTCTGCTTTTGTCATACCTTTATACTTGAGATATTTAGGATGAAAAGGATTCTTTCCTATACGAACACAAGCAGCAGCAACCGCTTCTGTATCGAAATGATTATGATACTTTCCACCAACAGTTGTCATAGAAGTATAAGCATTCCCACAACTATCTGTATATTTATGGGAAGGCTCATCAAAATATAACTCAACCTCTTTAGGTTTTGTGGAAGTTAATAGTGTATGTTTTTGTACTAATGCCATTATTGATGTTTGAAATAGGTTTTTTAGTCTCTCTAATTCGTTGGGTATAAATCTCTATACAATCTTCTTTACGATATTCTTTAACTTCATTCTTTATTTCACTTCGTAGATTATAGTCTAAAACTTCGTTAAATTTAGTATAACCACGAGATGCTAAAGCCTTGTCATGTCCCTCTTGTTTTATAGCAACAATCTCACTTCTAACAAAATGACCAATACAAGGAACAACTACATCGTGACCATCAAGTATCATATTGTTAAGAGTACGAAAAGTTAAGTTCATAATCCTAGCAATAAGTTCAGTAGAGTCTTTATCTTCCAATTCAAGTATTTCTTTCTGTGATCTGGAAGATATAGATTTATACTTCTTACTAGCTAACTTCTTCTTCGCATTATCAATACAAACTTTAGTATGATCGTCAAGCGATAGAGGTAGGAATTTAGTATTAACTATTTTAGTCACGATGTAAGATGTTAGATAATAGAAATTAGAGTAATAATTTTATCATTTTTATTATCTACCAAAATTAGGTTTATTCCAATTAAGAATTTCTTCTGTAATAACAACTGGAATATCATTTTCGTAAACAACAAAATATTGAACAATTTCTACAATCTGTTCTCTAACAGCAGCTTGTTCTGTTTTATCCAGTTTAGAATACTCCTCAATCAACTCCATCATTCCATGTTTATTAGTCTCAACATCTAATGATAGAATAGGTTGATTTGCAAGAAGTACTTCTTGACCTTTTGAAAGACCTTTAACAAACTCTCCAACTGATAAAACAACATACTTGAGTTTAACCTCATTAATCT